CAAATCATTCGCAGACAAACTACACTTCCAATAGTAAAGTTAAAGGCAGATAAGGATAAGTTAAGTAGGGCTTTACCTTTATCAGCAAAAATGGAAGCTGGTATGGTATTCTTCCCTAATGATGCTTTGTGGTATTCTGATTTGGAAAAAGAATTGTTAGTATTCCCAAGTGGAGACCATGATGACCAAGTGGATAGTCTTGCTTATGGAATATTGCAAGTTGCAAAGAAAAAGACAATAACAGCTTATTGAGGAGAAGATGGCAGAACGAAGGAGCTTCAGAGATTTAGTTTTTGGACAGAGAAGGTTCAGAGATGACAGAACTGGCTACAAAAGAAGTACAGGATTTAATTTTTTCAGAGATGACCCTAACGATTTAGTTTATGGTAACTCATCATACATTCTAGGATATAACTCTTCTGCTGGAGATTTTGATATGTCTGGATTGGGCAATGGACAATCTAACTCAGCTGTAACAGCATGTCTTCAAGTATTAGGTGTATCATTCTCAGAAGCAACACTACAAGTAACTTTTGTTGATGAAGATGGGCAACCGCAGTTAATACCTAACCACCCTTTTGGTACTCTAATGAGAAGACCAAATCCTTATATGTCTGGAGATGTAGTTCAACAATACATTATAAATGCAATGCATGTATCTGGAGATGCATACTTAATGAAGCAAAAGAATAATGCTGGAGAACTTGTAGCTCTTTATCCACTTATGCCAGAGCAAATAACTGCTAAAGGTAACAAAACAGATTTAATAACTCACTATGAATATCAATTAGAAAATGGCACTGCGGAAATAAAAAATACAGATATAGTTCATTTTAGATTAGGACTAGACCCAAAGAACCATAAGAAAGGATTCTCTCCACTTAAAACAGTTCTTAGAGAGATTTATGGAGATGAGTCTGCTGGTCAGATGGCAACAGCTTTGTTAGCTAACTCTGGAGTACCATCAATGTTGATTACACCTAAAGATGATTATGGACTTACTGAAACTGAAGCTGACCAGATATCAAGAACATATCAACAGAAGGTTGGTGGCAAGAATAAAGGTAAGCCATTGATTCTATCTGGTTCTATGAATGTAGAGAAGTTATCATTCTCTCCAAAAGATTTAGACATAGGAGCACTTAGAAGGATTCCAGAAGAGAGAGTATCAGCTGTTCTTGGAGTTCCAGCAATATTAGCTGGTTTAGGAGCTGGGCTTGAGAGAGCTACTTACAATAATACTTCTGAGCTTAGAGAGTTCTTTACTGAACAAAAGCTCATACCTTTATGGAGAATGGTTGCAGAAGAATTAACTCAACAAGTTTTACTTCCAGACTATAACTCTAATCAAGCTGTATCAGCTGAATATGATTTCTCATCTGTAAGAGCTTTGCAAGGAGATGAAAAAGAATTATTCGATAAGTTAAATGTCGGAGTTCAAGGTGGTTGGATAACAGTTGCTGAAGCCAGAAAACAAGTAGGACTTCCAACAAATGATTCACAAGATGTATATTTGCTTAGCAACTCTGTAATACCAACTCAAGCTAATATGGAGCAACCAGAGCCAGCTCAATTAGAAGAGCCAGAAGCTCCAGAGACTCCAGATGTAGTAACAGAAGATATGGAAGAGAATCAAGAGAAGGGCATTAAAAGATTTGAAGATAAAGTAGTGAGAAGAATAGATAATCAGTTTTGTGTGATTGCTGAAGAGTCTGGTAGGAATATGGGTTGCTACCCAACTAGAGAATTAGCTGAAGCTAGATTAGAACAGATTTCAAGATTCAGTGATAATCCAAAAGCAATGGTTGCTATGGATTCTTTTACAACAATAGAAGAAGCCAGAACAAGAGCAGAAGAACTAGGTTGTGAAGGAACACATACAATAGATAGAGAAGGTAATACAGTTTATATGCCATGTTCTACTCACGAAAGATATGAACAAGCATTAGAAGATAATCAGAGACCAGCTGACAGAACAAGCTATGGCACAGCTTGAAGATTTAAATATTGGAGATGCAGTAAGTTGGTCAATACCAAAACCACCGCAAGAACCTTCAACAGCACATGGAATTATCAAATCACTGAACAGAGAAGATGAAACTGCTACGATTCGAGTATGGGCAATATTAGAGAATGGAGAACATGAGGAAACTGACAGAGATGTTGAAATTGAAGTGGGAAGACTTCGGACAATATCTAATTTCGTTAATGAAGAGAGTAAGCAAGTTTCTGCAAGAGTTGAGCGAGTACTTAGAGACAAAGTAGAAGAGCACAACGCAGACAATCCTAAATACAGAGCTACCTTAAGAATGCTGGAAGCAGTATTCAAAAGAGGTATCGGAGCTTATAGAACTAATCCATCATCAGTTCGTGGTAATGTTCGTTCAGCTGACCAATGGGCTTATGCTAGAGTAAATGCATTCTTAAGAGCATTGAGAACTGGGAAGTTCCCAAGAAGTGCATTCGATACAGATTTACTTCCTAGTAACCACCCACTTAGTTCTAAATCTTATGAAGGTAAAGAAGTAGGTACAGTGCCACAGTTCATTAGAGATAATGCACGAAGAGGTTTAGATAATCTAAAGTATGCTGGTTCTGGTCTTGTAGATAAAACTAAGAGAGAAGCCAGAGCAATGGCTAATGGTCAAATATCAGAAGATAAAGCAATCCGCATGAATGCATGGCTACTAAGGCACGAATCAGACTTAGCTTCAGAAAGAGCGAATGAATATCTTCGTGGAGAGACTGACAAAATGACAGCTGGTCAAGTTGCTTGGTTACTTTGGGGTGGAGACTTAGATAAAAGAAATAGAATGAGAGCTCAGAAGTGGGCAGAGAGACAAGTCATTCGTATTAGAGATGAGAAGAACTTTGAATCAGCTTCTGAACTTATTAAGAGAAGGCAGATGCTTAGAGACTCTGAATGGGAAGTTAGATTAAATAGATTTAGAACAAAACAAACTAGGAATACAGTTTATGAACAATATGACAAACTTATTGGCGATTGGGATTTTGAATTAGCAAAACAATATTTTGGATTACTTGATGGACAAAGGAAAGCAATCAATAAAGTACTTGCAGAGAATCCACCTACAATAGTTGGAATTGAAGTCTTAGTAAATAATGCAATAGACCAGACAACTACTAAGTGGCAAGAAGATTTAATACCAGTGTATGAGTCTATGTCTTTAGACTTTGCATTCTTACAAACAACATTCCTACTTCCAGATGAAAAAGATAATGCAGTGTTCACAACAGCTGAGCAAGAGAGAATAACTAGAGCAAGAAGAAGAAGACCCCGCAAAGAGATTATTGAAGAAGGTTTGTACCCAAGAAGAAGAGGTGGTGCAAGATTACCAATTAACAGACAATCGTTTAACAAAGAGTCTGCTAAGTTCGTGCAACAGAGATTAGATACATTCTTACCCGACATGTCTAAGACTGCTAAAGCAAACTTAAACAGAGCTTTAAGGAAATCGTTTGATAGTGCTAATGAGCTTGGTCTAACTGGTAGAGAGTTAGAAAACTTTATTAGGAAGGATATCTCAAAAGTAATTGGTAAGAAGAATCTAGGTAGAGCTATGAATATTGCAAGAACAGAAGGTTCAGCAATCTCAAACTTTGCTATGAATGAATCAGCTAAGGGTACAGGATTATCTTTAACTAAAGAGTGGCTTACGCAAAGAGATGGTAAAGTAAGAAATAGTCATTTGTTTGCAGATGGACTTGAAGTTGGAATGAACGAAGCATTCACAATCTCTGGCTATAAAATGAGATACCCAGCAGATAGTGGACTTGGTGCTCCAGCTGGTTTAGTATGTAATTGTAGATGCACATTGATTTACCATGAGAAGAGGATATAAGAATGGATAGAGAAAAATTTGAGTCTAAGACCATAGACTTAAAAACAGTTAATGAAGTAGAAGGAAAAGTTGAAGCAGTTTTTTCTGTATTCAATGAGATAGATTCTGATGGAGATGTAGTTCTTCCTAACTCAATAAAATCTGGTTATGGAGAGAATGGTGTAGCAATGGTCTGGGCTCACGACTGGAAGAAGCCAATAGGTCGTGGCGAGATTGTATCTGATGAAGGTAAAGCTACATTCAAAGGTCAATTCATAATGGATACCCAAGAAGGTAGAGATGCTTATGCAACAGTAAAAGCTATGGGAGATTTACAGCAATGGTCTTTTGGATATGAAGTATTAGATTCAGAGAATGGTTCATTTCAAAAAGATGGTAAATCTAGTGATGCTCGCTACTTAAAAGAATTAAAAGTATGGGAAGTAAGCCCAGTTCTAGTTGGAGCAAATCAAAATACATATACAGTAGGTGTTAAAGAAAAGTCAGAGAATAACTCTGGTTTGACATTAGCAGATGAGTCAGATGAGTTACTTAATAATTTGTCTGCTCTTCTTATGAGATTCAAAGAGCTAACTGCTTTGAGACTCAAAAAAGAAAAAACATTGTCAGATAATTCAACAAGTATTCTGATGAATCTACAAGATGCTCTTCAAGAAGCATATCAAGATTTAAATACTTATTTAGATGTTGGTGCTTCAGAAGAACTCAAAGATGAAGTAGATACAGTTGATGCAACTACATTGTTATTAGAAACAAATAGGGTTTTAGCTGATAGCTATGACCCAGAAATATAGGAGAAAAACTTTATGCCAAAATTAGAAGAGCTAAAGAAACAACTCCACGAACTCAGAGAGAACACACTTAGTGAGTACAAAGAATTCGAAGCAGTAGATTTCGATTCTGAGAAAAAAGAAGAGTGGGCTAAAAGAAATGAGAAAATGGCGGAACTTGTTACACAAGTTAAAGAAGCCACACAAATTGAATCCGAGAGAAAAGCTATGGAGACAGAGCTTGAAGCTGGTAAAGCAGTAGAGCCAAAGGCAATACATACTGAAGCAGTAGAAGCTAAAGAACCTTACAAAACTGTTGGAGAACAATTAATTGATTCAAATGCATATAAAGGTTATATGGAATCTGGACAAAAAAACATTTCTTCTGAGTTAAAGTGGAATCCAAAGTATGAGTTTAAAACAACTCTTACAGAATCTGGATACCCACCAGCAGTAACTAGGTCAGACTTAGTAGTACCTACTGCTGTCAGAAATCCAAACAATGTTTTGGACTTAATTGATACAATCAATACTGACCAGTACCAATACAAGTACCTAGAAGAAAGCACATTCACTAACAACTCTACTGCAACAGCTGAAGGTTCAGCTCTTGGAGAAAATGCATTAGCATTTACTGAAAAAACAGAGAGTATTAGAAAAATTGGTTCTTTCTTACCAGTTACTGAGGAACTACTTGCTGATGTATCAGCAGTACAGGGTTATCTTGATTCAAGATTACAAACAATGGTTCAACTTGCTGTAACCGACCAGCTTCTTGCTGGTTCTGGTTCTGGAGCAAACTTAACAGGTCTATTAAATGTATCTGGAATCAACACTTTTGATTTCAGCTCATTCGGTGGAAACCTAAAGAGAATTGGACAAATTTATGAAGCAATCACTGAAATTCAGAAGGATAGCTTCTTAAGCCCAGATGCAATAATTATGCACCCTTCAGACTGGTATCAAGTCGTAACTGAAGTCAATGCAGTAACAACAAGTGGTTCATTGAATCCACTATTCGTTGGTGCAGGACAATTCGGTGGAACTGTCGGAGCAACCCTTTGGGGATTGCCAGTAGTTCTTGATACAACAAGACCAGCTGGAACTGCAATAGTTGGAGTATTCGGTGGCGGACAAGCATGTCATATTGTCGCAAGACAAGGTATGGAAGTTGCTATGTCTGATTCACATGATGAGAACTTTGTAAAAGATATTATGGTAATGAAGGCAACAGTCAGATTGGGATTCCCAGTTTATAGACCAACTGCATTCTGTACCATTACAAACATCTAAGAGATTAGATATTGACTATTATGAGCCATCATTCGTATGGTGGCTCTTTAGTCGGAGAGGTTAAAATGGAATTAAAAAAAGATATTTATATGAATGATGCAGGCGAATGCATGGAGACAACTGGTGGACTTCCTAAAGGTTGGGCAAAAGGTAAGCTCATGGGGAAAAAAGGTCAAGAGATGTCAGATTCAGACTACAAAGCATTAAATATTATTGCTAAAAAAGCACAAGCTCCAAAAGAGAATAAAGGTAAGTAATAATCAATGGCGGTAGTAAATGGATATGCTACTTTAGCTGAATTAAAAACTTACATTGGTCTAAGTGGTTCTGGACAAGATACTAACTTAGAGAATGCTATTAATGGTGCGAGTAGGCAGATAGATGCAATAACTGGAAGGTTCTTTTATCAGACAAGTTCTGAAGCAAAGTACTTTACTCCAGATAATAGAATATTTCTTGTCGTACCAGATATATCAACACCTAGTGGTTTAGTTGTACAACTAGATACTAATGATGATGGCACACATGATAAAACTATAACTATTAACACTGACTTCTTTTTAAAACCAATAGATGCTGGAAACCAAGTTGATGGAGAAGAGTTCGCTCCAATAACAGAGATTGCAATATTAGATACAAGAAGCTCAGAACGATTTGACCCTACAATCGTAAAGAATGTAAAAGTTACTGCACAGTTTGGATATAGTGCAGTTCCAAAAGCAATCAAACAAGCATGCTTAATACAAGCATTAAGATTATTTAAAAGGAAAGATGCTCCATTTAATATTCTTGGTAATGAACAAACTGGACAGATAGAACTCTTCAACAAGTTTGACCCAGATGCAAGAGAACTCATAAAGGGTTATATAAAGAATAAACTCTAATGGCTTCAACTGATATTACATTTAAAATCACTGGAGCTGAAAATCTAAAGAAGAGATTAAAAGCCAATAACTTATTAATGACACCACTTCGAAACTATATGAATGGTGCTGGCAAAATAATTAAAGAGAAATCAAAAGAACATGCTCCAGTTGATACTGGTGCTCTTAAAAGAAGTATTAAATACACTAGAGTAAAAAATACTGGAAGGATTCCTACTAAGGTAAAGATATTTGCTTCAGCTCCACATGCATCTTTTGTGCATGGTAATCCTAATAAAAAACTTAGAATGAGCGAACCATTTAATAGAACTAGACCACACTTCCCACCAGTTAAAGCACTCACTGGTTGGGCAAAAAGACATGGCATGAATCCATATATGGTTGCTAATGCAATAGCCCAAAAGGGTACTCCAATAGTTCCATTCTTAAAAATGGGTTTCAGAGATTCCGCTCCAGAGAGAAAAGTATTATTATCAGTAGCAAGCAAACAAATTGAAAGACAATTTAAGAAGGGAAGGAAAAAAGTATAATGGCTTCTTTATCATCAATAAGGTCTGGCATAGCAACTAACTTAGGAGATATATCTTCCTTAACTGTTTTTGGTTATGTGCCAGACTCTATTGAACCACCAACTGCTGTTGTAGGAGTTGTAGATAATATTGAGTATGATTCAACAATGGCTCGTGGTGCAGATACTTATAACATTCCAGTTTTTCTCTATGTAAGCAGAGTTGATGCTCAAGATGCTCAAGATACATTAGATGCATACTTGGCTTCAAGTGGAGCTAGCTCAGTGAAAGCAAAAGTAGAATCTGATATAACATTGGGTGGAGTAGCACAATCTGTTAGAGTGGTAGAAGCAGACAACTATGGAGTCTATACTATAAACAACATAGACTACTTAGGAGTCGAATTTATGATTGAGGTAATAGCATGAGTTATATAGTTATGAGTGGCATTGATGTCAAAGATAAACGCATTGAAGCTGGTACAAAAGTTAATAAGCAAGATTTAGGTAAATCATTCAAATGGTTACTTGAACAAGGTATAGTATTAGATGAAAAAGATGTGGAGAGAGCTAGAGATGAAAAAGGAAATTTTATAGCTGATGACCCAGATACTCCAGATGTTGATGAAGCATGGGTCAAGAAGGAAGAAGAATAATGGGTTATGGAAGAAGTTATGGCTCTGGAAGTGGCACAAGAAGAAGGCGAAGAAGAAGGGGAACTGGTAAAAGATAATGGCATTCGTTCATGGTAAAGGAACTAAAGTTCATGTTAATGCAGTAGATTTTAGTCAATATTTTAATAATGTAGATGTAACAAAAACAGCTGATGTAGCTGAGACAACAAATTTTGGTTCTTCTGGTGCAAAATCATATATAGCGGGAGAAGACGATGGAACATTTTCTCTAACAGGATTTTTTGATGCTACCGCAGATGCAACATTGCAACCATTACTTAGCGGTACAGATTTTAATTTAGTTGTTGGTATTGATGGCTTAGAGACTGGGGACAGAAGCCAGTTTGGTTCAGCTAACATTACTAACTATGGTGTATCAAGCCCAACAGGAGATGTAGTTGCAACTTCAATAGATGCTCAAGCAGATAATGGAGTTACAGTAGGTCTCGTTTTAAATGCTGGTGCTTTTACAACAACAGGAGTGCAGGGTTCTGCCAATGACAACTCAGCGAGTTCAACTGGCGGTGGCGGTGCATTCTTAATTGTTACAAGTGTTAGTGGTACTTCTCCAACTGGAGATGTAAAGATTCAGCATAGTGCTGATAATGTAACTTACGCAGACTTGATAACATTCACTCAAGCAACAGGTGCTACGAGTGAAATTAAGAAAATAGCTGAAGGTACGACAATCAATAGATATGTGAGAGTACATAATACGATTGGTGGGTCTTCAACTCCTACAATAAATGCTATTGTGGGGTTTGGAAGAAATAATTAAGGAGAAGGAATAAATGGCATTTGTACATGGAAAAAGTTCGGTTTTTAAATTAGATAACGCATCTGGTTCATTGACTGACATAAGTTCTTTTGTAAATAATGTGGACTTCCCAGAGACAGCTGATGTTGCTGAAACTTCAGTTCTTGGTGCATCAAACAAAACTTACTTAGTAGGTTTGAAAGATGCAACAATAGGTCTCACTGGATTCTTTGATGCTACTGCTGATGCAATATTTGGAGCAGTAATAGGTCAAAGTGCTACTCTCTCTTTTGAATATAGCCCAGAAGGAACATCTTCTGGAAAAATCAAATATACTGGCGAATGCATACTTACAAACTATGCACTCAGTTCTCCAGTAGGAGATGTCGTAGCTTACAGTGGAGACTTACAAGTATCTGGTGCGGTTACAAGAGGAACACACTAAGTAACAATTAAATAGATAAGAAGGGAGATACATGAAACGATTATCTGCTGATGATATTAAAAACCTACCTTCAGTTCCAGAAGAAGATATTGAACTCGAAGAATGGGGATTCTCTATCAAGATTCGTGGGATAAACAAAGCAATGCAAGTACAGCTTGGTAAATTACTTAATCAAGATGATGCTGATGCTTTTGATTACCAAAGAGAACTGCTTAAGGTATGTGTAATAGAACCAGAATTAGATGATGAACTTATTGACCAACTTTATGAGAAGGACTCAAAAGTAATCGATAGGATATTCTTAAAGATAAATGAAGTAAATGGTGTTGGAGGTTCTGCGGAAGCAGAGCAGTTTTGAGACTGATTACGACTTAACATTTAGATTTAAACTAGCTAGAGAACTTGGCATGACTGTTGGCGAGCTTATGACTACAATGAGCTCAATGGAATACAATCAATGGATTGCATTTTATAAATGGGAAACAGGAGAAGTTAATAAAGCAAGAGCTTTAGCAGAAGCTGAAGCCAAGAAGAACAGACAAAGATAATGGCAATAGCAGACATAGCAATTCAGATAGTAACTAAGGGTGCAGACTTAGCTAAAAATCAATTAAACAAACTTGGTGGCTCTGCTGACAAGTCTGGCAAGATGATGGGCAAACTTGCAACTGCTGGTAAAGTAGCTGGCATTGCAATAGGTGTAGCTCTAGTCAAAGGAATGACTAAGGCAACTCAAGAATTTATAGCATTCAACGATAAGATGACTCAATCCATAGCGATTATGGATACTACAATCGAACAACAAAAAGCAATGGAAGCCCAAGCTATTGCTGTATCAAGAGAGACAAGAATCGGTGCAGAACAATCCGCAGAAGCATTCTTCTTCTTAGCATCTGCTGGTTTAAATGCTGAACAGTCTATATCAGCTTTACCACAAGTAGCTAGATTTGCTCAAGCTGGTATGTTTGATATGGCTACTGCTACTGACTTAGCAACTGATGCTCAGTCTGCATTAGGACTAACAGTAGATGATGCTCAACAAAACTTAGACAACTTAACAAAAGTAACTGATGTTCTTGTAAAAGCTAATACATTAGCTAACTCATCTGTACAACAGTTCTCTGAAGCACTTACAAATAAAGCTGGTTCTGCATTGAAGGTAGCTAATAAAGGAATTGAAGAAGGTGTTGCAGTCTTATCAGCTTTTGCAGATAGAGGTGTTAAAGGAGCTGAAGCTGGAGAAAAACTAAACCAGTTACTTAGAGATATACCAAGAGCAACAGCTAAGAACTCTGAAGAGTTCAAGAAGCTAGGTCTCAATATGTTTGATACCGAAGGCAATATGAAAAATGTTGCTGACATCATAGAAGAATTAGATTCAGTACTTGCTCCAATGTCTGATGAATTAAAAGCATCTACCTTAGACCAATTAGGACTTAATCGTGGTGTTGCAGATGCAGTCAAGATATTATCTGGAGCTGGAGATGAAATTAGGAACTACGAACAAGCTCTTATGCAGTCTGGTGGTACTACTCAAGATGTAGCAGATAAGCAGATGGGTTCTCTCAAAGCTCAGTTGGATATAATGAGCAATGCTTTTTCAGAATTAGGAATATTACTTGGAGAAACTATTGCACCAATATTAACTTCAATAGTACAAAAAGTTACAGACATTGTACAAGGATTCTCGGACTTCATCAAAAACCAAAGAGAAGTTACCAAAGAAGTTAGGAAAAATGTTGAAGAAGCTAAAGAACAAAACAAAATTTATGGAACTGAATTACCTAGAGCTTACAGTTTATATGGAAGTGGTGTAAAAGAATCAACAGATGCTATTAAAGATAGTAGAACTGCAACTGAGAGAGCTATTGATGCTGGTATGGCTTTACATAATCTACAAGATAAAAGGATTACAACTGAAGATATTATTTCAGAAGCACTGGCTAATCACACAAGAGAATCAGAAAAAAATACAGAAGCTATGGAAGAAGCAACTGAAGTTAGTGCAGAGTATGCTGAGAGCATTAAAAAGAACATGCTTCCAGCTCTTGATGCTGTTGTATCAGCACAGAGTAAGTTAAAAGATATTCAAGAGAGAGTTAAAGATGCAGAAGAAGATAGAGATGATGCATCTAAAGAAGTAACTAAATCTCAAAAACTATTAGAAAAAGCATCTCAAAAAGTTCTTGGTGCTGAAGAAGCATTATTTAGAGCTAAAGAACAAGCTAAATTAGTAACAGATGAAGAGAGATTAGCTATTCTTCAACAAGAAGAAGCAATCAAAAAACTTGAAGAGTCAGAAGAAAGAAATGAGATTCAAGAACTTAAACTTTCTTTAGCTAAACAAAAACTTACTGAACTAATCGAAGCATCTACTGGAGCTACAAGAGAACAAGAAACTGCTGAGAGAGAGCTTCTTAGAGCACAAGAAGAAGAAGAGAGAGCTCTTGAAAGATTAACAAAAGCACAAGATAAGTTAGTTAAAGCTCAAAAAGAATTAAACGAAGTTACTGCTAAGACTCCAGAGAACTTACTAGAGATAGCAATGGCGAAAAAAGAATTAGATGAAGCATTAACAAATCTAAATGCTTTAGGTAAGTTTGAAGATGCTATGGGATTCTTAGTTGAATCTACTGGTATGAAGCTACAAGATTTAATCAATATGGCAAATGCTATTAAGAGTGGCGAAGATATTGCTATAACTTCTACTGGTGGTGGAAGTGAATCTATTAAGACTGGAGTTGATGGTTCAGAAGTAGATGCGGATATTGTAAGCCCTACTGCTCCTTCCAGTAGAGCTGGTGCTGGTATGGAAGCACTGGCTAGAAATAATGCAGTTGTTATTCATCAGAATATTAATGTTGAAGGTAAAGATGCTAATGCACAAGCATTAGATATTATTGATGCTTTGAACAGAGCTAAGAGGAATGGACAAAGGGTAGTCTTCTAATGCCAGCAAGTTTCGACTCTAATGTTGATATTAAAGTAGAAGTTGCTTTTGATTCAGAACCTTTTGCATCAAGTCAATCATTTACAGATATAAGTTCCTATGTAAGATACTTTGATATTAGTCGTGGTAGGTCTCACGAACTAGGAGACTTTAGAGCTGGTACATTATCATTTTCAGTATCTAATCAAGACAATAGATTTAATCCAAGTCAGACAACTCACTTTTATGACTCTACTAACAATCGAACCAAGATAACACCATTAAAACAAGTTAAAGTATCCGCAATTTATGATTCAAGTACTCATGTTATTTTTCGTGGATTCTTAGATGTAGTACCAGTTAAGTTCTTAGCAGAAGGTGCAGACTCTATTGTTACATTTACTGCAATTGATGCATTTAGATTATTTCAAAGTCAGACATTACAATCAGTAGGTTGGAGAGTTGGAAGAACTGGATTTACTGAACTTGGTCAAACAACAAGACTTGGTTATGGAGATTCAGCAGAATTAAGTTCTGTAAGAGTTTCAAGAATCTTAAATGCAATAGGATTCCCTTCAGCTCTTAGAACTATTGGAACTGGCACAAAGAATGTTCAACAACAAGCACTTACAACTAATGTTCTTGCTGGACTTAAAGCATGTGAGACAGCTGAGAATGGACAGTTCTTTATAAGTGCAGATGGTAAAGCAACCTTTAGGAATAGAGCTTATAAATTTACTAATGCTCTAGCAACAACTTCTCAAGCAACATTTAGTAACAGTGGGTCTAATTTACCATTTACAGATGTTCAAGTATCTTTTGATGACAATGAAGTTATAAATAACTATTCATGGACTAGAAGCGGTGGCTCTACTCAGTTTATAGCTGATGCGGATTCCATACTTAGATTTACAGCTCTCAACTCTAGTGAATCAACAATCAACACAAGTGATGCAGATGTTTTAAGTATTATTCAACAGAAGTTATCTGAAACTGCTATTCCAATTATTAGGATTGACTCTTTACAAATTAATCCAAGACAAAATACAAGTATCTGGACTCAAGCTCTAGGAAGAGAGATTGGCGATAGAATTACTGTTAATATAGTTAATACAGATGGAAGTACCTTCTCAGATGAATTATTTATAGAATCTATTAGACATTCTGTAAATGCTTCATCACAAACATGGAATTGGACTTTGACACTTAGCCCAGCAAGTACATCTTCTTGGGTATTGGGTCAAGCACTTCTTGGAGTTGGAACTAGATTTGCATATAGTTAATGCTAAGATAAAAGAGATATTAAGGAGATTTAAATATGGCAGGAGCAGGTTGGAAAAGTTATAGCACTGGAGATTTAATAAGTGCTACCGAGTTCCAGACATTCGTTCAAGACCAAGTTATACAAGTTTATGCTGATTCATCAGCTAGAGATACAGCTTTAGGTACTTCAGATGCAGAAGGAATGTTCTGCTTTTTAAAAGATTCAGATACTTTACAATTCTATGATGGCTCTAACTGGGTTTCATTTATTGGAGATGGAGATATTACTGGAGTTACAATTACAACAAATGCAACTGGTGGATTATCTGGTGGAGCAACTGCTACTTCTGGTGCATTTAGTTCTACTCTAACATTTACACCTAATGGTTTGAGTGCTGGTGCGATTAATGTTGCTAATGATAGTTTTGTTATAATAGATGCAGATGATAGCAACAACCCTAAAAAAGAAAGCATTGCAGATTTAGCAACAGCAATGGCGGGTACTAACTTGACTGCATCTAGTGGTCAATTAAATGCTTCAGCTGGAGTATCATTAGGATTAGTATTAGCTTTAAGCTAAGGAAGGAATAAAAAATGGCAGATACTTTACATTCAGTTCAAGGAGTTTTAGGTACATCAGCAGGCGATATTGTTGATGCAGTTCCTTCTTCTACTACTGAAACTGTTATAGGTGTATTGTTATCTAATGTAAGTGGTTCTAGTGCTGATGTAACAGTTGATTTAAGTGTTACCAAATCTGGTGGAACTTTAAGGCACATTTTAAACAATGTCTCTTTACCATTCGGCACAACTATTGAAATTACTACAAAGATAACATTAGAGACTGGAGATAAACTACAAGGATTATGTTCTTCAGCTTCTAGTGCAGAATATAATGTATCATTTTTGCGACAAACCTAAAGGAGTAACTTATGGCTTACTTAGGTACGCAACCAAATAATGTTAAAAAGAATATAGGTTTATATACACCTAGTGAAATATTACAACTTACTAAAGACGGTAATTGGGGTGGTAGCTTAGAATTTTTAACATCTCAAACTGTTACATCTATGACAAGTGCAATAGATTTTACTGAAGTTTTTACTGATAGATATGATGTTTATTATTTAGAAAGCAAAAATGTTCAATCTGATACAACAGGTTATACAGTAGGTATTCAGTTTTATGAAAGTGGAGTTTTAGAGAGTGCAGGTGTTTATCAGTATGCACAACAAAGTGGTAGGGCTAATGGTACTTTTGGTGATGGTCAAAGCACAACAGAAAGTTGGATACATATAGGGGCAGATACAGATAATACAACTGCTAATTCAAGCAACTCATATACATATATTTATAATCCAACTAATTCATCAAAATATACATTTTTAACAAAACAAGGTACAGGACAATTTGGAACTACTTATGCTATGAGATATGGTGGTGGTGTATTACCACAAGCTAGTGCAGTTAATGGGTTTAGGTTAAGAAGTACATATACAACAGGTCAAATAACAGGTGAGTTTCTTTTGTATGGAGTAAAACAGATATGAGTAACCTAAGATTAATTAATGAAACTTCTGCTAGTTCTGTTGCAAGTTTATCTATAACAGATATATTTAGTGCAGATTTTGATATTTATAAACTTGCTATTTATAGTGATGGCTTTAGTGGTAATAGTGCTTTAGATGTTAAATACATAAATTCAAGTGGCAGTATTGTTACTGCAAGTGAATATGATTATGCAAGACAATTACTAAAAGCTGATACAACTTTTGGTGAGGATAGAAATACTAATCAAAGTTTTTATTACACAGGGGAACTAAGTGATAATGGATTAGGACAAGTGTTATATTTATTTAATCCTTATTCATCTAGTAGTTATACCTTTTCATTATTTCAAAATCAATCTATGTCAAGTACAAATGGTAGAGGTGGTAAAGGAATAGCAGTTTTAACACAAACTAATTCAATCACAGGAATACATTTATATTCTGATAATAGTGGCACAATGACAAATTTAAATGTTAAATGTTATGGATTGAGAGTTGATAGCTAATGGGATTAGTACAAGTAGCAACAAATACAGTAACAAGTGCAGTTAGTTCTATAAATCTTTCTGGAATAGATGACAATAGCACATATTTATTTACTGCAACTAATACAGATGTTTCAGTTGATAATTCAAATATTTTATTAAGAGTAATTAAAGCTAGTGATAGTTCTGCTGATACAACTTCAAATTATGATAATGCTTATAAAAATTTGTCAGCAAGTTTTAGTTTTACTAATCAAAGTAATACTAATATGAGTAGTTTTCAATTTCTTGGTGGTAGTGGTACAGGAACAAATGAAAGTGGTGTATCTATTTTATATTTATTTAATTGGTTTGATAGTAGTGAATATTCATTTACAACTTGGGAAAGTGCTTTATATAACCAAACACCAGCTTTATTTGGTGCTAGTGGTGGTCAAGTACATACAGTTGCTCAAAGTAACAATGGTATTCAAATACTTATGAGTAGTGGCAATATAACTAGTGGAACTTTTACATTGTATAAGGTGGTGTAATTATGAGTAGTGAATTTGGATATATACCAGAAGCACCAGAACAAAGTTTTGGAAATAATAAAGGAATATTTACACCTAAAGATATTTATGACTTAACAAGAGCTGACAAATTTACACAATATGGACAATTAGAATTAATTGAAACACAAACTGTAAGTGGAACACCAACAACTATTAATTTTACTTCTATAAAAGAAAATATTTATAATGTGCATTTTATGACTTATAACAATATGCACGGAAACTCAGCAACTGCACAAGATATAGGTGCAAGAGTTTCTAATGATAGTGGTAGCACTTATGAAAGTTCTAATTATCAATACGCAAATCAAGATGGTAGAACAGATGGAACATTTAGTGAAATTAAAAGTACAAGTGGAGATAGATTTATGTTAGCACCAGATTTAGATAATGAAACAAATGCAAGTGTTAATGGATATATATATTTTTATAATTTAGGGGATAGTTCAAAATATAG